AGATCAAAGGAAGGCACACTCAAGATGATGCACGGTCAACGGAAGGGGAGAACCAGACCATCGAATCTGAGAGAACAAGTGGATCCAGAAACAATGAAGCTTTGGAGAACACCAGACGCACATTGCTACAGGGGGCCAGCATCGGAGGGGAGAATGAAAATGAAATTAGAGACGAAGATGCCAATAAGTTTGAACGATCAGGTGAGACACCAGCAAGTGTTATGGCCAACACCGAGAGCATCAGGTCAAGAGAATCCAGAGAGCTTAATCAAACGCAAGGGAGTGCAGAAAGCAATGCAACACAACTTAACGGCAGCAGTGCAGATGGTGCCCACTCCAACATCGAGGGATCACAAAGATTCGGGTTTGAACACGAATTATCAGAAGGCGAAAGAGAAACACCGATTAGCTGGCCACGCAGGTGGGAGTTTGAACCCGACGTGGGTCGAGTGGCTAATGGGGTACAAGGCCGGGTACACCGACTTAAAGCATTGGGAAATTCTATCGTCCCGCAAATCGCAGAAGAAATCGCAAGAGCAATAGGAAAAGCAGAATATGAGAAAAACTAAAGACTTAAAAGCAACATTAAAAATTGGAAATTTTTTAGAACGTGTTGAATACATCAAAGAAAAACAAAAAGTTTTAGATTTTTATTTAGAACAACATCAAATAGAACCTACAGGTGGTTGTTATTATTCTCAATTCACAGCGGACTTAACAAAAGAACTTATGGATCATTTAAAATCTTTTAAACCAGATTTACGTAATGAAACAGAAGTTAGATTTTATTATAACAATGCAAAGTTTTTAAAACGATTGCAAAAACTTGATATTCAATATAGAAACAATATTAAAAAAGATGCTAACTGAAGAAAACAAATTTCAAGGTGAACCGGCAATGCGAATATTGTCGTTAGGGGCAGGTGTGCAAAGTTCTACGATGGCATTGATGGCAGAAGAGGGTGCCTTTGGCGTTAAACCCGATGCAGCTATTTTTGCCGACACAGGTTGGGAACCTAAACCAGTAATCGAACATTTAAATTGGTTGAAGAAACAATTATCGTATCCTGTTTACATTTGTAGCAAAGGCAACATTCGAGAAGATATTCAAAAGGCAATGTCAGCAGATGGTAATCGGTTTGCGTCAGCGCCGTTTTTTACTAAAAATCCTGATACCAATAAAAAAGGCATGTTGCGTAGACAATGCACTAGAGAATATAAAATTACTCCCATTCAAAAACAAACAAGAGAGTTAATGAATGTTGGTTTTAGAAAACGATTTCCAAAAGAAAAATGGGTTGAGATGTGGATTGGAATCTCCATGGATGAGATTATGCGAATGAAACCTGCAAGAATCTGGTGGCAAAAGAATCGTTGGCCATTGATTGAAAAAAAGATGTCAAGAGATGATTGCATGACCTGGTACAATGGTAAAGATTATCGAAGACCTGCAAAGTCTGCTTGTATTGGTTGTCCTTTTCATGATGACAGTTTTTGGGCTGATATGAAAGCTAATCGACCTGAGGAATTTAAAGATGCTTGCGAGATTGATGAAACAATTCGTAAAGGCAATAAAAAAGTTAAAGACCAGTTATATATTCACCGATCCTGTGTTCCACTCAAAGATGCACAATTTAAGGTTAAAGAGGATAACCAACTTGATATGTTTAATCAAGAGTGTGAGGGCCTGTGTGGATTGTAGATGAGGTCTTTTATAGAAGCTGCGATCGATGTTGGTAGCGGTTTACTTCTTTCCACTTTAATTCAATTATACATTTTTCCGTTTTTTGACTTGCACCCAACGATTTTTGAAAGCTTTCAAATCGCAATAATTTTTACAATTGTTTCTTTGTTTCGTTCTTGGTTATGGAGATTGTTATTTAAACGATTTTAGGTGAGGAGCTCACCTTGAAAGTCAGCTCCCCACTCAATGAAGGAAAATTCACTGTTTATAGAAATACAAATAAAAGATAAACAGTTTGTTGATTGTAATCTAAAATACTGGTTCCCGCAATAAGGACAAAGAAGCACGGTTAACGGGGGCCGGAGCCCCTGTTCTAGGTCATATTGATCTTTTGTTTTTAAAGAGAAAGTTTTTATGAAATAAAAACTAAATTTAATTTAACATAAAAAATATTGTTTGACAAATTAATTTATCCCATGTAAATAAGTTGCATGATTATGTTTATTTTAGTTGGACTAGCAGTTTTAATCGCTACACCGATCGCAATCGGTATACTGAAAACTCTGATTGGTCTTCTGGTGTACGGAATATTTTAGTTGTAATTCTGCCACAGTGCGGTCATATTTGGCGGCTATTCTGCGGCGGTTGCCGCATTTCGGCTGCCGTTCCCAGAATTTCAGCCTACTTTCAGCCTACTAGGCTGACAAAATTAACCGCATTCTATAAGGATTATTTAACTTATTCTGGTTTCAGGGTACTTTTTACCTTTTTTTCGTGTTAGAGGTATGTTTACTATATAATACCTTATAGGAAACTGAAAAATTTATACGGTGATAGCCTTCACCGTAAACTTGTGGTAGAGTAGATCCATGAAAAGATTAACTAGATTAGGAGCCAAGCTTACAGCAAAACAAAGAAGTTTTTGTGAGATTTATGTTGCTAATTATCCTGACATGACCAAAACACAAGCTGCTGAACAAGCCGGGTATAGCAAAGCAATTGCTTCTAAAACTGGTTCTAATTTAACTAACCCTGATTTAAATCCCGCTGTAGTTTCTTACATGGAAATTCTTAGAGATCAGAAGTCAGGTTATTTTAAAGATTATTTAAGACATTTAAAAAGATTAGATATTTTATCAAAAAAAGCAGAAAACAAAGGCCAGTATGCTGCAGCAGTAAATGCAGAATTTAGATTAGGGCAAGCTGCAGGATTTTATGTGGATCGAGCTGAAATAAAAGTTGAAGATTTATCAGCAATGAGTAAAGAAGAATTGATTGAACAAATTAAAAAACTTCAAGATGAAATACCACAAGCCAATGTTATCGAAGTCCCAGCAGAAGAAACTCCAGAATCTAAAGACTGAGAGAGAATGGTGGAATTTATTTCACGAAGTACACAATGGACACTTGATGGGTTCATCTGTGGGATCTGTAGAGGTGCAAGTTCATGAAGAAAAAAATAAAAATAGGATACGACGACATAAAAATTTTAAAGGTGGATTTCACTCCTCAAAAATTAAATGAGGCATTAGGAGAATTTAAAGCTTCTTCTTCAGTTATTGAAATTGCAAGAGGAATGACTCCAAGACAAGAGGCCAATACCCTTTTACATGAAGTTTTACATGGTTGTGTATATCAAACTGGGCTAAATTCTGATGGGGGAGCCTTATCTAGAGATGATACTGAAGAACAAACTGTAAATGCACTTGCTAATTCTTTCTCGCAAGTTATAAGAGATAATAAGTGGTTTTTACCATACCTACAAAATGCTATTTTAGGGGGACTTGATGGCACTGAAAAAAGCCGAATCAAAACTGTATCAAAGAATAAAAAAACACATAAAAGACGCGCACTTTCAAAGAATAGAAACAAGTACACTTCAAGGAGTTCCTGATATAAATTACTGTATTGATGGCGTTGAAGGATGGATCGAATTAAAGGTAAATCGAGGTAAACTAACTCGCTTCCAGAAGGTCTGGATTTATACCAGATTGAAACATCACGGGCGTGTTTTTATCTTGATTTCCGTACCCAAGGAGAGAGCACTGAAACTTTTCAAACCGGGACTCGCAACCCGTGACCCTCTTGCCGATCCACCGATTCGCGTATTACGGGAGCCGATCAACTGGCAAAATTTAAAAAATTTTTTAAAAAATTTATAAAATAATTGTTGACATTAAATCCCATGATGATAAAAGGATAATTGGTAGTTCGATTTAAAACTTTTTTATAGCTCCTGTTTTTTATCGACTACGAACGGGTCGACGGTCGACTTTTGACCGAGTTAACCGTCGATGCCATCCCTGACCACTAGCGTGGGTATACACACGAGACGCTCAGGTGGTTCTAGTGGTCTGGGATCCGGGTAACTCTATCCTATCGGTAAATGTTGTTGCCCGGGTCAACTTCTGGTCTAGTCGCAGCTTCGAGCCGGGACACCCCAGAAGAATTAGTAAAGTGGTGTTAGGACCCATACTAATCGATCCCGACCCGGTAGCCTGGGTCGGGGTCACTTTTAAGACTGGGTCGGCCAGATCCAACGGTAGGCGCTAGTGCATAGAATTTTTGCTAGAGGCAAATGACCCAGTCTTAAATAATTACTGATAGTAATTTGTTGGACCATTGCACATGCTTGTCTAGTCGACTTGCAAGCATTATTGGTTACAGCCTCACTGAAAGGTGATGGTCCTACTAATTACCCAGTTCCTAATTATCAATAAATTTTTTAGTTGACATTTATATTTATAGTCTTATATTCATGGGATAACTAACAAAGGAAGGAAATATGTTGTTACAAGTAAATACAAATTGGAAAACAATCAAGTC